AATAAGGAGGATTTTCTTCTTCCCCCTCCTTAGATTTTGGTCTTGAATTTTTAAATATCGACCCTTTATTATATTCGTGTTGCTCTTGCCTCTCATCTAGGATTGTATTGTCATATACATACTCATCAAAAGTTGGAATGTCTTTTTTTGTGCTGACAATCTCCTCCCCTAAGATATTAATTTTAGCCCAATCTCGCAAAGGATTTATGTTATTACTATCATAAAAACCTAAAAAACCTTCGTAATTTTTATATATCAACTTAACAGGCTCATCATCAGGTGTTTGCCTACCACCAGACCATTGATTTTTTATCTTATCTATGTGTATTTCCGTTACTATCCTAAGATCTGAATGCTTGTAATATCTATGGACAATCATAAGGTCATCCACCTTGTTACCCCATTTACCTCCTCCTTCTAAATCAACTCCTCGACAAGGCATTTGATAACCTTTCATCTCTCCAGACTGATGCACTTTTCTATTGGCTTCTGAGGTAGGGTGCATATTAACTGTTACTCCTACTCTCCTAGACATAGACCATTTCTTAAACTTATCAGCTACAGCATAATGGTAATCGTGTATACCTAATTTTCTATCTATCTCATCGTAACACAATTTCATAATTGAGTTGTAGGGGTCTATAACGAAGCTGTCTAGATTTTCTTTGCTAATAATCTCATCTGCTACATCGAGGATATCTTTATAGGAGACATCATCTTCTATCTCTATAAATTTAAACTCTCTATTAAGATATGTTAAGCATTTCTGAATGTGACTTTTATCTTCTTTATATATCTTATTTATCTTCTTTCCTAGTAGAAGTTCTATCATTGACATCTTTACTGTCCACATTCTATTTTCGGGGCAGAAGAAAGCTGTTCTCATTCCATGAAGTGTGTTCTCTAATAGCTTAAACAACCATATCATCGTTGACTTACCTGTGTTATAGATACCACCAATAATATTAAATTGGTCTTTCTTAAATCTATAATACTCATCTAGGTCTGGGTATCCCGTTCTAAGACCTAGCTCCAACTCCCCACTAGCGAACTTGTATATATTCTCTTCTTCGGTAGTGTCTGCGAGATACTCATGTGAGTTGTCAAGGTCGGCAGGCTCGTCTAGCTTCTTAAACTTAGTCTCTGGAGTTCTACCATAACCCATCTCTTTAAGCTCTATAGCAGCCTTCTTATGGTCTCCACCACATTCTAGCATAGCATATATAGAGAAAGGATTGTACGACCTATCGGATTCAAAAATCGAAGAGGTGGAGAATACTCTTAATAGATTATAGTTTTTATTAAAATTACCAGATATGGGAGAGGTAGCTCCTGGACGTTGCACATTTATTCTAGTTCCCTTTTCTCCTACAATCTTCCAAGAGTGCTTAACAAGTACAGACTGCCAATCCCCTCTATCGTTAAAGTCATCCCAAGGGGTAAGACCTTTAGAACCCCAAGTGATATTAGGCTTCTCCATAAATACGGGAGGCATAGTCTCATCAAACATCCTACAGCAAGAGAATATAGTATCTCTTTCTTCAGAAGTTATAGTAGGTATATCAGATAGTTTCCCTTGAATAACTTCATACCCCTCTGTAGGTGCTGAAACTATGTACCCTGACTCTCCCCTAGTTTCTAGGAGAACGACTTTCTTCTCTCCTTTTTTCTGCTCTTTCTTTGTACCTTCTCTGCTAGCTAATTTTACGTTTCCTGCTATCTTATCACATTTATAGATAAGGTGATAGCCTCCATTGATTGTTTTAGCAACAGTAAGCTTGTCATATAGACCTTGGTTGAATAGGTTAATCTTGTCTTGTAGCCTGTCTATTAGATGCCCTTCTTCTTCTTGGTAAATCTCATTCTTTTGATCTACATCTATTACTTCTATACCTCCACTAATCTTTCCGCATATTAAACCTATTGATTCGAATAGGTGAGCGTTATCTTCTACATTAATAAATGTTGATTGATACTTCTTCCATGAGCTTACGTTTGGTCTTTTATCCTTTTTTAAAGGAAGGATGGATAGCCTCTTATTTATAAAAGCTTTAAGTATTTTTTTCTCAATCATGTTTTTTTTGATAAATGTGTGACCTTAAGTTTAGTGGTTTTCTTTTAACTGCTCAATTAGCATTTCTTCAAACTGCATTTGGTCTATGTAGAAAAACTCATAAACAAGGTCTGTGACATCTATGTTGCCCCATTTAATAGACGTTATATCATCTATAGATTCGGGACATGATGGATAGCCTGGGTCTCCATTGGGTAATGTGTAAACACCTGGATCTTCTGGTGTGTAATCGAATTTAACTTCTAACTCTTGGTCTCCTAAAATAATTGTTTCGTAGCACTTCATTTTTTGTATTTTTTTGAAAATTGTTTTAATCCTTCTATATCTTCTGGTGACACACTTCCATTACTGTCTATCCTAGATATAAAATCTAATAACCCATCAGAGAGAAGTACATGTTGTTTTAATAACTCCTCTACAGATTCTACAAACCTTAATCTAAACTCTATTTGTTGTTTGTATTTTTTCTCAATAGTAGGATCTACAGGTTTAAAACCTGCCTTATCTACTGCTGATAGACTGTTTAATTTATCCTCACTCTGAGAAACTAAATAGTCTACTCCTTTTTTTATTTTTTCTTCTAACGTCATTGTTTGTATTAAGCTTTAGTCCATTGATCCGCTATGGCTTCTGCCATACCTTTAAACGTCTTACTCCTTAATGTTCTACGTTCAGCAGGTGTCTTAGCGTTTTTTAGTGCGTCAAAATACCATTTAGGTTGCTTTTTCTTTACCCCTTTTTTTGATATAAACTCTATAAATTCGCCTTTTTCTACAATATCTGTTGATTCTAACTTTGGCAAATTCTTTAACCATAAACAGGTACTCTTTTGTGCTTTATCTCCAAACATCCAGGGTTGAATTATTTGGTCTGGCTTTCTGATTTTACTACTTATTACGCTTATAGGGTTTTCAATAGCAATTTTATCTATTGGTGCATCCATTAATCTTTGCACAAAATTTAATGCTTCTGCTTGGTTTTGCCATCTTTCTTCATTCTTACTACCATCTTTGTTGTATAACCACCTTGCACCACTAACTGCTAAAAACGTACAAGGTGGGTGGGCTATCATCATTTCCCACCCTTTATCTATTACCTCAAATACATCTTGTTGGTAGTGCCATTCGGGATGCCCTCCACTACAAGGCAATAAATCACAACTAAATGCTTCGTGTCCTAATTTTCTTAATTCTTTTGTTATTGCTTGGCTCTCTTCACAAGCTACTAATATTCTCATAATTATTTGTTTTTATTCGTAATTCGCAAATCAAAAATTATTTAACCTTATCCCATCCATCTTTTGTTTTCTCCTCAAGAGAAATGACATCTATCTTACCGAATGTTCTAGTGTAAAACTCTTCTAGGTCAACACCTGCCTCTCCACATTTACAGAAATTCATATCATGCCTAATATCTGAATTACTTACGACAATACTACCACATTTAACACATTTCCATGTCATACGCATAGACCCCATCTTCATTACTTCTTAAATTGAGATTCGATAAATTCTTTTAAATCTTTGGTAGGATACTTAGACATAAAATCTAATAGAGTAGGATACTTACCATCCTTATCGAAGTTCTTATGTAGCAATGTCAACTGAGCCTTAGTTAACCCCATCATCTTAAAACCGTTATTCATAGCTACTAAGCCAGCCTTAGAACGGTTATCAGTAATAAATGATAAGTCAATAGGTTTTAAGTCTTTACTAGCCTTAGAAGTCAACGCTTTGCCTTTAGAAACATTATCCGTTTTTTCTATCTTACCTAGCTTCTCTTTAGCTTTGTCTACCTCTTCTTTAGCTGCGTAGTTGCTGTTATCTCCAATTCCTAAGGCTCTAAATGCTCTACCGATAGCGGAAGTCTCAGCATTCTCAGCCCAATTAGTCTTATTAATCTTTGATGTTCCCTCTCTTTCTAATGCTATTCCTGTAGCACATACCTTTCCAGAACCATTTAGTATCTCGCACTTAATCATTACTTGATGTTTACCATCTATTATACAAGTGTCTAATAAGTGTGTGACTATTTTGTGAGATTTAAAATCTTTCTTAAAAATCTGTTGTCTCTCTGCTACTTTCTGATAATCTTGATTATACTCCATAACTTTTCTTAATTGATTGTCTGATTAATTTTGCTACAGAAACTCCTTGTTTCTTGCCTATGCTCTTAAGTTTCAGAAGTGTGCTACCTTCAATGCGTATCTGAAATCTTATGTCCTTAATCTGTTTGGTTTGTTTCATCTTTTTCATAATCTAATCTTTTAGTTTCTGCATCTACAAATTTTAAAACCTCTTGCAGTAGCTCGTATTTAAGATAGTCTGGCTGTATAAAATATTCTTCATCTACAATTAATAAATCTTTATTGTCTTTAGAAGATATTCTAAATGTCATATTGTAATTGCTTTTCATTTTTTAGCTTTTTTCGTTCTAGATTTTGGTTTTGATTTTAATTTTTTAGCCTCTTGGTCTGTTAGTTTAATAACTCTACCATCTATTAAGTCTTTTATAAAAGCCCTAAGCTCAATAAGTTTAGTAAGATCTAACTTCGCAATATCATGAGATATGTCTTCAAAAATATCTTGTATCTCTTGGATTAATTTAATCTCTTCTTCCTTCTCAAATAACTTAGCCTCTACAGGTAGTACAACCCTCTCTAACTCTTCGAAGAACCTGTTACCATGATACTTAACTTGTTGCCTCCAAAGTTTTGTGTGCTTGAGGTCTTCTAAATTTTCTAGCAAAATAACTCCATTACATATAAATGAAGTCGCCAAATGCTTGGTGCTTTTATCCATAATTGTTTTTTTAAAAATACTGTATATATCTACAATGTTAAGAATAAACATTGTAATGACAAAATAATTAATTAATTACCCTTTGATAAATCGTCTAAAAAATCTTCTATTAAAACCTTCAACCAGGTATCTATATTCATCTTCCATTCCGCTACTATTTCTCCCTCGTATGTTTCTATTTCTAAAACGAGATCTCTTTTACACAATTTATAATTAAATGTTGATTCTGCCATTTGAAGCTGTTTTGCCCCTTAATTTAATAAATTCAAGTTTAATCTCTTTTAGTCTCTTACTGGTCTTTTCATCTTTATTTTTTAGAAACTCTTTTACAAGAGCCTCATGCTCTAAAGATAAGCTATCTATTTTTTCTCCCTTAGAGATGACTGAGTTTAAAAAATCTCTAATACATCTGATAGAATCTAATGAGTTTATACAGAACTTCTTAGAGGGTATATGAGTTCCTTTTACATACCTCTCTCCCTCTAATATTGTTATTAAGTTGTATTCATCATTTGTAGTTATAATTGCGTTTCCTTCTTTGTCTAAAATTAAAGTTCTCATATTTTTTTTAATAAAAATTAACAGGTTATAAACTCAACCTCGTTCCTCGGCAGTCGCTCAAGCTAGTTTATAAGGATGTTGTATGCAATTAAAAAAGACATACAACAACGTGTATAGGTAATTATTGCCCTTGCTTTAGTGCTTCATTTATCGCTTTTAATATGCTTTCTTTTAAACTATCAGAAACCTTGTTCCATTCATAGTTCACAAATCTTTCGTATATTTTTTCTGCTTCAGTCATTTTATTAAATTTTAGTTGTTATTAAATCGGGCAAAAACTACCCATACACAATGCGTTAGCATTAATACTTAGTTCGCTTTAATCCGATAGCTACTGCCTTTTCAGAAATATCACACCCTATAAAGTTTCTATTTAAATCTTTGCATACTTCTGCGGTTGTAAAGCTACCACCGTAAAAGTCTGCAACTAAATCACCCTCTATTGAACTTGATTTTATAAACCTTTCTATTAACTTAATTGGTTTATTCGTTTGGTATGCAACTCGCCCATATCTTGTAGAAAAATTATCCAATACAAAACAGTCTGTAAAATATTCTTTAGTATATTCACCAATTTCATCAAATTTATATTCTAAATTATTATCATATCCCTTACTTTTATCAATGTAAACTTTATTTTCTCTTGGGTTTTCAAAATAGTAGTTTTTAGTTTTTGTGTAAAATAATATACAATCGTGTTTTTTACTAAATTCCTTTTTACTTGCACTACCTGTTTTATATCCCCAGACTATCTCGTTTTTAAAATTACCGTAACCAAAAATATCATCCATCAAAATTCGCATCCAATGGTTTATTCTTGTGTCCATTTGCAAATAAATACTTCCTGTATCTTTTAAAATACGGTGCATTTCTTTTATTCGTGGTATGTAATGATCTTCTATTACTTCTCGTTTAGGCTTCAAATCTTGGTAGTCTTTAAACTTTCTACCTGTTCCATACAATATGTCGCAGTAAATTAAATCAACTGTATTATCTTGCATTTCTGCCATTAAATCTAAATTATCACTTAATCGTATATCTATCATTTTTTATTCTTTAAATCCGTACAGCAGGTAACAACGTGTATATTGCATAGCCTATCGGCATACGCACCATACACAATGCGTTTTATATTTATTTTTGTATAATAATGGATTTAACAATTGTTTTATATGTTTTTAAGTATAAAAAACAATAATAAAAACATGTTAATGTAAATTATCTTTTACAAAAAAAATAATACTTGTAAAGAATAACTTACGTTTACAAAACCGTATTAACCTTTTTAATTTTGTAAATATTAATTTCTCATAGCTTAAAATATTTTTTCACTAGAAGTCTAATTATAAGAATCATTACCACCGATCCCACTATAATACTTTTTCTTTTTGTTTTCAATAAGTTTTTCATATAAATAAGGATAGAATTTTTTCATTAATTTCTCTACGGTATTATGATTTTCATAACCTATATACCTTTCATTTACTTCTTTAGCTGTGTAACCTCTATTTATATAGGCTATTATCTCTATTTTTTTCTCGTCAAAAACCTTTTGAAGCTTAGTCGGAAACCCCCATTGAATCTCATAAAAAAGAGCAGGGTAAGCTCTTTTAAAATGTTTTCTTAGCTGATAGGAATTGCAGTAGAAAAAATAATTATCATTTAGATAAGACGAGGTGCAACCATCTTTTATTCTTTCTAGAATCTCTTCTTCTTTATTGTCCATTACCTGCTGAAACTTGGTAGGATATTTGCTTTTCATTACTTCTTTTATATAAGGCTTTATATAATTAGCAGACTGATCTTCACCAGTTATCAAGTGTTTAACATTTAAGAAGTGATTGTATACTGCATCTCCCAACACAAACCTATTGTCGTATGTGTGTGTCTTACTGTCTACGGTTCTAATGTAATATAGATAGCTCGTTCTATCTCTTTGTGTGAGCCTACATACTGTCTTATAAACCTTTATTGACCTTGGCTTAAAACATAAGTCAGCACATAGCCAAAAGAAAACAACACTAGGAACGATGTCTTCAGGTCTCCTAGTGTCAGCAACTAAATTTGTAACATCAAAATAAGACATTACAACCTCTGATATTTTAACAACTTGAGAGGATGTTTCTAATCGGTTGATAACATCTTCAATAGTTTCCCCATCTTTGCACTCTTGAATAATAGTTTTTAAATCTTCTTTAGTGTATTTCATCTTATTTATTTAGTGCTATTCCATGAATGTCATCATCATGAACGAATAAGTATTCTTCTCCCTCTACTTTCATTTTGTAAAAGGCTTCTGGATTAATAATAACTGTGTCACCTTGAGTAATTTCTTCCTCTAAAAATCTTGAAGGTTTGTAAATTTCTACTAGGTCTTCCCTCTTCTTTTGCCTTAGATGATCGGGGATAATGATAGTAGTAGATTCGAAAATATTCTTCTTCTGCTTGCAGATATTCCACTTGCTTACAGAGAATATCTCTCCATCTCTTACCTTACAATACACACTACAAACAAACTTAGTAACCCAATCCCTAAACAACGGATAAAAGAAATTACCTTCCTCTGTTTTTCTTTCAAAATTTACTGAGTGATGGTGGAGATATACATCGTCTCCAACTTCGAAATCTTCTAGAAAGATACCATCATCTTTTAAGTTCTTAGACAGTCCTTTTGGTAGTCCAAGTATCTTCCCTTTGTGAGGTATTAAACCTTCATCATGAGGCATCGTGCCATCCTCTTCCATCCTAGAAAATATAGTGTCAAGGTAAAGCTCTACCTCTTCACCATTTATATTCATAGTAGTCTTTAGATGTTGCTTAAGATCTATATCTATAAGCATAAAATCTTTTAAATACCTCATATTATAAACTTACTATGTTTGAAAAAATTATTCATATCTATTTGTAAATTCTTTTTTGGTTAAAATATCAACGTTACCCTCGTTGTCCTTTACCGCCCATTCATCTTTGAAAGGCATCATAAAAACCTCTCCTGGTTTAGTGATAAACTTTAGTACCTCTGATTTGTTTTCCCCATCGTATAATATTGCCCTTACTATACTAGGCTTGCTTCTGTAAAATTTCATAAATTGATTGTAGTATAAAAGTTAAAAAAAATATTGCACAAAAAACTATAAAAATATAGAATATTGTATCTAGCTTCTTGTTCACTTTATTAATATTTGTATCAAACCGTAACAGATTACGGAGATAGATAATATTAGTAATGATGTTCTTAATGTTTTCATTTGTTTGTTTTTATAATTGTACTTTTTAATACCTCTTCACAAAGCTGTTGAGGTATTTTTGATCTTTCGTAATTCCCTTTTAACCCTTGAGTTCCCGTTTGACTTCCTCTAGGAGCAGGCTGATGATGACAATCTTTATTACCATTAAAACATTCTTTTCTTGGCTTCCATCCTTGCTCATTAAAAACGCTAAATATATGATTGCTCCAAATGTCTGTTGGTTTAGCCCTAATGTCTCCATATTGACAATACCAAACAGTTGTTCTATCTAAGTTCTCTACCACTTTAAGCTTTCTTAATTTACCTCTTGGGTTCTCAATAAAAAACTTTAAATCAGGGTTTAATTTTAAAAAGTAATCTATTATCTTAAGAGTAGATTTAACATACTCAACACCTTTCAAAGCGTTATCACTTTTAGGAGTATGATCTTTATTCCAATGCTTACCTATACTTGCTACGCTGAAGTAGGTGCAAGGTGGACTAGCCCATATAACATCTGGAATAAAAGGAACTTTGTTTACATCAAAAGCGTTTATATCAATAGCATAATCTATTTTATCAAACTCATTAACATCAGTAGAAAATACATTAAACCCTAATCTCTCTGCTTCTTTACCTACACTCCTAGAGCCTGCGAATAATTCTAATAAATTCATTTTTTTTCTAATTTTTGTAAATCCTCAATAAAATCTTGTAAGGATGAAAGAATGTTTAAATGCTCCTCTAAATCATCACTACCATCTAAAGCATCTATACACCATCCTAACTTACAATACATTATTTCCGTTATTTTCCAATCATCAAAGTTTTCGCTAATCCAATCATGACTGTGAAATTCTATTATCTCATCTAAACTCATATCTGTTTGTTTTTAAGAAGAATAAAACTCTTCATCTTTAATTATTCTTTTTACTCTATTGTATCCTAACACTAAATCTATAGATATAGACCTAACAGACTTACCTGTTTTTCTCATAGATAAAACTCTACTAACTTTCTCAAGTTCTTTAGGTACTTTGATTAAGCTTTTACCAAACTTCTTGTATCCATAAGGGGGAGTCCTAGAGTAAACTTCTTTGTTCTTTTTTTTATTCTGTAAAATGTGTGAGGTTCGCTCTGAGATAATTCCTCTCTCCATCTCATTTAGAGATAGCATAAGAGACAAAAAGAATTTACCCATAGCTGAGTTAGAATCTATAGTCTCTCCGTTTATATCTAATACAGAGATACCTATACCCTCTTTATTTAGCGTTTCTATGAAGTTTAAGCCATCTACTACTCTTCTTGATAGTCTATCTAGCTTCCAACAAACGATGTGATCTACCTCTTTGTTCTTAATCTTATCTTTAAGAACCTTACCTCCTGGTCTATTGAATATTTTACTACCTCCAGAGATATCAGAATCTATAATTACATCTATAAGATCATAACCTTTGTCCTTGCAGAAGGAGGAGCATTTATCTAATTGCATTTTTTCAGAGTTATCTTGTCTGTCTGTAGATACCCTTATGTATATAATCGTTTTCATAATACAGGTTAAATTTATAAGTTAATTTTGTAATGACAAAAATATTTTAGATATATTTTTTAGGAGAATAGATTTAGATACAATATCTATCTAAAAATTGGAGTTAATATTTTTTTTTATCCCAGCTCTCTCCGAGGGCGATTGCATCGAGCTACGTATGGAGTATGAAGTATATTCTTATTCCTAAATCTTTCGTATGCTCTTATCGTATGGAGTATGAAGTATATTCTTATTCCTAAATCTTTCGTATGCTATTGAAGTATTGTATTAAGAATTTCTAAGGAGAAGTTTTTAACTTAAACTTGCCCCGAGTTATGGTTTTTTACTTGCACCGAGGGGTGTTTGTTCCTCTTTTCAAGAGTTGTAATTGCCCCGAGTTATGGTTAAGTTAAATGATTTTAAAGATTAAAGAGCTCTCACCCCCCTACCCCCCTCTCTCATTTTAAAAAAAAAGAAGAAAGTTTATAAAATTGGGTTTAAAAAATTTTAGCTGATCCAACCAGTCGTCCAACTTTAATAGGTGACTTCAGTTTTCGCAAGATTATGTGTTTATCTTACTAGCTTAATATTTCACAAATAAAAAACCCTCTAGTGGAAGATAGAGGGCTTTTAAAGAACGAAACTTTATTTCTAAAGTGTTTTATTTTCTTTGTTCACCTTCCACTGTGAAATGTATTTTCAAATCATGCTGTAAGATAATACTTTTTTTTTAATAAAGCATTATTTTTTACTTCTATTAGCACCGCTTAATATTAGTCCTAAAACTATTTTACAGATAAAGAATATTAAGTACATCATTCTGATACAATTTTTATTAGACCTAAGTTGGACATATATTTAAATTTATCACACCCTTCAGGAGCATTAGAAGGAGGTTTAAATCCTACGTGTAAGCTAATAACTTCTCCGTTTAGTATATAGGCATACCCAGAACCAGATTTATAGTTCTCAGGAGTTCCCTCGGGCATATTAGCGTATGTTTTGTGCATTAATCCTATTGGATTTTCTTTAAAGTATTTAACCATGTCATATCTAAATTGATTTTGCATGTCATCAATTTGATCTAGGTTATTAATCCAAGAGTCTAATATTGTTTTCATTCTTTTCCTAGCCATAGATATAGATTTAGATTTTTTAACTAATGGATTTATTTTTATGTTACCATCTTTTATTAGGATACCCATGTTCATTAGTTTATCAATATCTTTTTCATTTTCGTAGTATTTAGTTGAGAATTTTTTTATTTCGTTCTCTTTGAAGTATTTGAATATGTTTTCCATAATTATTATTTTATAAGGTTAAGATCAGATATTGCTGATAGTATCACAATTAATATTATTAGCCCAAAGAACTGCCATAGATTACTACAGAAGCTCATAAGGACAAAGCATGTTATCTGAAGGGCAAATATTAATATTTCTATTGCCATATTATTTTTTTTGATATTTAATTTCTATTAATAATTCTTCTGTAGGAGCTATTTCTCCAATAAGATCTAGATATATATCTCCTCTATCCTCTTCGTCTTCAAACCATTCTGCTATTGTTTCGGAAGCGTTTTCTATCACTAATTGACAGGATTCTAGTCTCTTAATTAAAGCTTTGTTTTCTTTTTTTAATCGCTCTAATTCTTCTTGTTTTTTTACTATTGTTTCAAAGTTCATGATTATCTACTTTTAATGTTATCAATGTTTGAAGTTCCAGAATTTATCATTCTAAAAACATCGTTCCAATTATTATCATCAGCTTCCCATTCGATGTCATCTCTATCAAATTTTACTTGAAAATTACTGAAGGCGAAGCCATGCGTATTAATTTTGAAGTCTCCTTCAGGGTTCTTTTTGATAGTCCATTTGTGTTTGTTATCACACATACATGATATAAGGTTAATAACTACTTCTCTTGCGTTTTCTTTTACCTCCATCTTCGGAGGATTGTTTAATAATTCTGTGTATCTATCCATGATTTTTTGTTTTTATTGTTCTATTGTTATTTCTAATAATACTTCTTCTTTGTCTACCGTTACGACCCAGGTGTCGTATAGTTTTTTCCCTTTGTTTAAAGAACTTAATAAGTCTTCTATGTCGTATCTAGTAAATTCTATTTTAATTTTTTTCATGATTGTTTGTTTTTAAGGTTACACATTTATTAATATTGTTCTCCATCTTCTGTAAACTCGTACTCATTAACTATAATACTTTCTTCTATAGCTTCTCTAGAAGTATTGTACTCGTGTTCTTGTTTTAGTGAATGGTATATCTTGTTACATATATCTTCGTAATGTTCTCTTATTTCTTCTAAGATGTCTTCTAAGATGTCTTCTATGTTTGAATAGTTCTTACCGTACCGGTCATTAGTCATTTCAGCATCTAAGTTGTCTGAATAACTTTTTGAATGGTAATAGTGTCCACTGTGTTTGAAGCTTCCGTATATGTTTATATCACCGTTTTTAATTAGCTTGATAACTCTGTACCAATCTTTTTGGTACTGTTTGTTCCTGTAGTTTGGAGTTATGAAGTGTAGTATATCTTTGTTTGGTGATCCTTCAAACATAGCACCATCACCTTGTGAATGGAATCCTCTGAAATATATTTTATCAATATCGAATCCTGTTTCTGTATCTCTGTCCATATACATTTCATAAACACTATCCCACCAACCTTCATATATGTTAAGGTCGTAAAATTTCTCGATTGCTTTTTCTTGCGATTCATCATTAAGTTCCTCGAACTTGTAAATTTTAATTGTTTCTGTTCTCATGATTAATTAAATTACATCCTCTTTAAAAACTGTGTAACCTAGAGTGAGGATATTACTCAGGGTTACACATTTATTATACTGTTTCTTCTATTTGATTAAACTCTATATAGTCATCCATAATCTGTTCATATATATTCATTGTCTCATAACCTTCATTCTGTAGTATAAACTCTAATACAGCTCCGAAATTATGTTCTAGGTGAGATTCTGACTTCATATTGTTTATCCATACCTCAGCATTATTACTATGTGAGGAGATAAATCCAGAACTTGATGTGTATCTATCTTTAATCCAATTATCAAATTCTGTCCAATTAGATTTTAGATAGTCTATGACAAGATAGTATTGCTTTTGAGAGATAACATATTCACAGTTTATGCTGTCATTAGTAAAGTTGTAGTATTTAGGACTGACTAAATTTTGAAAGTTGATACTCGTATTTATGTTTTCATCTGACAATAAGCTTTGTACTATGCTACAAATTTGTTTAGATATTCTTTCATTCCTTTCTGTATGATTCCATTCAAAGCCTTCATAGTCAAGGCTTGTTCCGTATTCATCGTTGAAAGATTGAATATCATATTCTTCCATTTTGTATTCGAATAGGCTATTATAGAACCCGTTGAATAATGGTAAGTAACTTTCTATTTTTTTCATGATTTTTGTTTTTTAATTTGTTGAATTATATCTGTTTCCATTAATTTTAATACATCATCTACAGTTTTAACTGTCGTGTCTCTAAAGAATATGTAATATTTTCCAGTGTATGTCGTGTATTTACTGTCTTTGAAATCTCTGTCATTATCAGGTCTTATATTTAAAGTCCAATTGTTGTTGTTAATACTAATTTTAGCTTGGCTACCTTGACACTTGTTTGAAAATTCAGTATACAAGTAAGGAGTATTAAATCCTTTTATACAGGCAACGGCTAATTCTCTGTTTATTTCTTCTACAAAGTCACAAAGTATCTTATTATATATTTTTGTTGACTTTTTATTAATCGTTTCGGTTATTTTTAACTGATTTTGTTCATCATTAGCCTGATTAATAAAGCTATTAATTAATGAATTTCCTTTTGCGTGGATTGCCTCCACTTCTACTGTAAAGTTGTAAGTTTTCATGATTGTTTGTTTTTAATGTTTCACATTTATTATTGGTGTATCCATGTAGTATCAGAAGCGAATAAATATTCGTCAGTTCCAAAACAGTAGTATATGTCTATACCGTTCACTGTGTCTTCATATTGGATATTTGCAATTGTTTGTTCGTTGTAGTCTACCTCAGTCCAATCTAAGTGATTAGCGTAGTCTATAGCTTTTTCAATTCCTTGAAATCCTGGAATCGTAGCTTCAAAAAATTCTTCTGTAATTTTCATGATTGTTTTATTTTAAATTATACTGAATCCGTTTTGTTCAAAGCTTAAAGACCCAAGAGCAGACCTAAGATCTTGATATATTCTTTCAATATCGTCTTGCTGATCGTGTGCCCATTCGTTAAAGTCAACATTGTTAACGTCTCTAAAGTCTTGCATATCAATTTTTTCTTTTACCTCTTTATCGTGGTCTTGATATATTTTAACCACTTGATTAATATAAGCGGTTAACTTCTTCATGTCTTTGCAATCTATACTTTTGTCATAGATTTCTTTTGCTTTTTCTATTGGTCTCATATCCTTTCGTTTTTAGCGTAGTTTGTAATATTTATAAGGTTATCATTCAGAATTTCAATTGCTTCTTCGTATTTAGCTTTAAATACGCTCTCAGTGTGTTTCTTAATCTCCTCAGGAGTTAAGTTTTCTTCTCTGAGGTTACAATATATTTCTAATAATAATTGTTCGAATGTGTATCCATCCATTAGGTTTTGAGACTTCTCGTAACCGCTTTCTAAATCAATGTTTGTCCAATCCATAATAATTAAATTTTTATCCTCTTTAAAAACTGTGTAACCTAGAGTGAGGATATTACTCAAGTTCACACATTTATTATTAATAAGTTTTTTTAAGATAGTTTCTTAGCTCTCTCATTTCCCATGTAGCATCCTGACCAGCACAATAAGAGATTCTAGCACCACTTTTATTATACTTAGATAGAAAGAATCTACCCAATGCCCAATGCTGAGGAGATCTAAACAGCAAACAACGTTCTACTGTTTGTTTTGTTTTGTGCATGCCACCTATTTGAGTAGTAAGCATGTCGCAAAGTTGTCTTCTAAAATCGTCTGTCAAATTTACTTTTGACCATCCTGTAGTTTTAAGGTACATTCTACCGTTTAATAATTCTTGTGCAGATGTCTGTGAACCTGCTACCTTCCAAGCCTTTTCTAGGCTGTCAATTTTTGTTATTCGTGCCATAACTTTTAAATTAGTGATTGAATTTATATAGGTTTCAATCTTTTACCTTTTGCTAATTTAGTGAATATATTTCGTACTGACAAATATTATTTAATTTTACACATTTATTCTCATTACCATATTAAGAGGGATACCGTATCCATCGGGATCAATAACAGGTTCAGATTCCTTGTATTCTTCTTCATCAAGCTCTGAGTCTTCGTCTATTATATATTCTATTTCTAACCAATCGCTTATTTTTGGGTTGTCACTTCCGTAATTGTCTTTTATTCTTGCTGATTTTCCGCAGTCACTTAGTTCTATTAAGTATCCACCAGTATTTGACATTGTAACATATCCATGCGCTTTAAAGCTTTTGTGTTTTTTGTATTCATCAATAGCAAGATCTAAGCATTCATTAAAGTTTTCGCTGTTGTTTTGAAACTCTTTTATTCTTAAGTCTTCGCTGTTGTCTAGTCTAAAAATATATTTGTTCCAATCTCCTTTTATTTCAGGATCTTCGTAAGTTTCTTCATAGGCTCTATCTTCCCATACGTCAAACCATATTTTTATATTGTTTTCTGTCTCTATTTGGACACTTGAAACTATCCCTGCAGTCTCTAATTCTGTTTTAATTACTTTCATGATTATTTAGTTTTAGCATTATTAAATTGTAAAAAGTTTGTTTTTATTATTAGGTCTTCTCTTTTTTCTTCTATCCATTTTGAATACCATGTTTGAAGAAATTTAGGAGCTGTTTCTAGCATCCCTTTTTGATCTACATAAAAAGTGTTATTAATTAGATAGATCGTTTTGTTATGTACGTCTTTATAGATTTCGAATTTTTTCATTTTGATTTTGGGTTTAGTTTGTGAATATTTTTACTAATTTTTTATACTCTTTTTTTGCCTCTGTTAATGTTTCGTAACTGTTCCATATTTTGCAATCGTTTCTAGTCATTAGCCTTTTTAGATCGTTTCTGTATGCCTGAATATGATAGATCCCATGCTCATAATACATTGTTAGTTTAGTTTTTTTCGTTTGAATGGTTTCTATGTATCCACACATAAAACCGTATTTACTTGTAAATCCGTTTTTAGTTTTTATTGTTTTCATTTTGTTTGGGGTTTAGTTTGTGCAACGTCGCACATTTATAAATAGACCCCCCTATAGAATCGAACTATATAAACTGCATAAAACCAGCAGAGGGGGTGAAACATTTATTCAAGATCACACATTTAGTATTATGTGCCTTGTTACACTATATAAGAATATAGTATACATTAAATAACTAATTTAATAGGATAGTACATTTAGAATAATACTACCCTATTAAATAACTGTTTTATTAATAAGCTATAATAAGAAGTAAACAAAACGGAAAAAATTGGTTATTAATTACGATGTTTAACTTCCTTTCTACTTATTAATTAAGTCTTAAAAGTTTCATTTTTTCGCCTTGTTCCAATTTATTTAAAACTTCATAACCTTTTCAAGATGCTTAAAAGCATAGGGTGTTTAGTTTAAAATTTCATGGAGCAAAATTTGCACACTTTTAAAATTTTATCAAGATGTCAAAAAACTGGAAATTGTGAACGGGCAAAGGAATTGAACCTTTTAAAACTTTGCGCCCACGCGCCCGTTGAAAAAAATTATTTACTTTGTGAAGTCTTCAAAGATGTCTTTAACGTCGTAACCGTTTAAAATATCCTTAATTTCATGGAAAAATCTACCTTTTGCTTTGTTTAGATCTTGTTTACTGCCTTGTTTGTAGTTGTAAGCTTTAACCGTTCCGCTTTCTTCAGTTGTTAAAACTATTTTTAGTTTATTGTTCCACGTTAAAATTATGTCTAATGGTTTTGAAACTTGTATTTTATTAAATGGTCTTAAGCCGTTTTGCTTTCTTGTCTTTTCGCGCTCTATCAATTGATAAGTACCGTTAACAATTGCAAGGATCGATTTTTTTTGGTCCAGTCTTTTTTCATTTGTTTCAAAGTTCCACGTTTTTAAGTCGATTTTTTCGATACTTGTACATTTATCCGTTGTTAACTCTTTCTTTGTTGTTACTACGTTTTGGCTCTGTCGAATTACTACTCTTAAATTATTCATGTTTATAAAGTTTAAATTTTGCCCGAACTTTTAAACGGTGTTCGAACTAGACCGAGATACAAATCTATATTAAATAAACGTACGGACAAAAATAAAAGTTACATTAATTTTAAAATTAAATGTAACTGCTTGAATATCAGTTAATTAAATTTCATAGTTTTACTGGCAATCTCATAAAATTGATATTAATAAAAGGAAAAAAAGTATATCTATTAATTTGATCCCGTTGAAATTTTAGTGAAAAAAAGTATATCTATTAATTTGATCTCGTTAAAATTTTAGTGTGTTTTTTGTTTGGTGGATGGATAGGGTTAAGCAACGTATTAAAACGGATACAAAACAAAAATAAATCTTTTAGCCGTTGCTTAATCTTAATACTTCCCTAATGAATAGAGCAAAAGTAATTTGCCCCAACGTTCGACATGGTGAGTATAACTAACTAAGTATTAAGTAGTTAAGGACAAGCGACACAGCGCAAAATTAGATAGTTAAGCGGATCGCAGAGATCAAAACGACCCCACCCCCCAAAAGATTTCGGGATCTCCCAGGCGACTACACCCCGACGCGCACACCCAATAACCCCACTCCTTCACCCCCACAGAACACTCCTAAGAAGCCTTGTGCCTCCACTGAGGGGATACATCCCTTTCGGTTGTTTCTGTGGCTGTATGGGCTTGTATGTGAATCTTTTTACTTATCCGTAACGTATTATGGTTTGCATAAAGCGATTGTATTGATTAAAGATGTGTTTGTTTATTTGGTGTAGTATTTATATCTTGGATACTGAATTACGTCTTGGCTATGTAAATTGGCAACTCTAACTCGGGGTTTAGACGATAGAAACTATGTAAAATGGCATATTTAACTTATGAGCAGAGGAGATTAAAGTATGATCCTTTGTATATTGATTGGCTGGACAGGTTTGTGAGTTTACGGAAGTTGCGGAATATCAGCAGGAAGTACATGGCTAAGGAGTTGGGCTTGAGTAACAGGACTTATTATACTAAGGAGGCTTGTATTTCTAGTTTTAAGATGTATGAGTTGGTTAAGGCTTTTGAGATTATAGGTTTTAGTTTTGAGGTTGTTGTTGACCAGGTGTTTAGTCATACTAAGAGGGGTAAGAGGATAGATTATTAATAAATGTGCAACTATAAGATATGAAGGTAAAGATACAGGTAACTGTTGTTAAGGTTTTCGATGTAGATTCTGACAGTGTGGAATCCTCGAAAGAGATTTTGTATGATAAGTTTTTATCGGATGAATTGGATTTGGACATCATGGAGGATTATGATGATGTTCGCATAAGTGTTCAGCGTTGGGTGTAGAGGGGGAAAGGCATTTCACTGACGAGGGGGATCGCATGGTTTGGAAGACTCGCAAGGGTGGTATCTTTTATTTGGAAGATATGAACAGTGCTCATTTGGTAAAGATTTACAGGTCTCATTTAAAGCGTAATTATACGATGCCTGTTATAGATTGTGTGTGGGATGAGTTGGTTCATCGTGGGTTGGATAGTGAGTTTGAGCAAGAATAGTTTTGTGTAATGACTAAAAAGGAATATCTTGGTTGGTATAATAGTAGACGAAAGTAAATTCATCGAGGAGCATCGGCATCGGGTGTTGAATAACATACCAAAGGTTTCAGAACCTTATTTACGTAGGTTGGAGGAGTATTGTTTTGATAATGGGTTTAAGTTGTGTAGACGTTGTTATAGACCTTATTATGAAAAGAAAGATTGTACCGAGTGTGGTCAAGCAGTTAAATAAGAATTTCCCAGAGATAGAGTTAGAAGATTTAAGGTCAGACGAAGAGTTTTTGTATTTGTGTTGGCTTAATGAGTTGTGCAATGCTGGTTTTGTTAGTAATGCTTGGTATGAGAGTGAGACTTTCGAGTTGTATGGTGGGTATGATAAGTTGTATGAGGAGGTTAAGAAGACTAAGACTAATGTGAAGAGTGAGAAGTTGGTACGTAGAACTGTTTACACTCCTGATTTTAAGGTTGAGTGGTTGCCAGAGGCTTCGGATATTTTTTATTGTGATTTGGTATCTCCTAAGAAGATTACTCATAATGTAAAACCTCTTTATCATGTTGGTGATAGGTTTGTTACTTATGTGGAGGTGAAGGCAGATCATAATCAGAATAACAGTACGAGTTATTCTCAGGTGAAGATGAATTGGTTGTTTGCCACTCAGGGTGTTTATATTAATCTTGTGAAAGTCCCAGAGTTGTTTAAGAAGGTTTTTTGTGCTGATGAGTTTTTGTATACTGAGAAGAGTAGGAATAGGAGGCAGTTGTCTTATAGGGTGAAGACGTTGGATGAGTTCTTAGAATTGCATTAAAATAAAAGTTTTATATTTACAGAAGATGGACAGAGAAGTTATCATAGATGTATTTCAGATTACGGTTTTGAATAAGAGCTTGGGGAACACTCCTGGTTTTGTTTGGCAGGTAGGAAAGAAGTACAGGCTTAATGGTAAGTTTTTCACTTGCTCTAGGATTTTGCATGATGATACTGCTTATTATTTTAATGGTCAATCTCGCTGGGATGTTTATATGTCGGCAGATGATGGTCAAGAGTTTAAGCATGTAAGCTATGAGAATGCTAGTTTAGAGATTAAGAGATCTGTTCCTATTGATTGTATATAAACGTTAAACATATAAATTTTAAAAATAAAAAGAAATGGCGAAGGTAGATTTATTATTAGTAGATGGAAGCACTGCGACTGTTGTAGATAGCCACGTAACTTTCGTTGGTGGTGTAAACAGCGCAGTAGAAGTTACAATTCCAACAGCAGGAGAGAATCCAATTGTATTAGAGGTTAATGACACAGTGGNTGATGTGTTAACATTGTTAAGTTTTATCACTATTCCAACAGCAGATGGAAGTGTGTATATAAATAAAGAAAAGGTAATGTTAGTTACTGAGAACGGTTCTGGTTCTCGTATTCAGTATGCTAGTGATTTCGGTGCGTATAATGATATTATATATGCTACCGTATCTAGATCTACTGTTGAAGGTTTGTTGTAGTAGAATAAGTTTTTGTATTTTTTCATAATTGTTTGTCACTCCTTGTATTTATGCAGGGAGTGTTTTTTTTGTTATATTGGTATAAATTAAAATTAAAATGAAGTTAGAGGATATCAAGGATGTTAAGGTTCGCAAATACGTCAAGGGTCTTCAGTCAAAGATTGAGGAGTTTGATTTGGGTTCTACGAAGGTAGATTCTTATTTAGCATTAAGAAATTTCATCAAGCAGGGAAATAGGTTATTAGCAGACTACAGGGTGGTATCTGCCGAGGAGTTGTCGGATAAAGAGGATAAGGCATTAGAGAGGGGGTTGAAGTTTGGGGAGAAGTTAGAGTCTTTACAGAGTTTACTTGATAAATATTATGGAGAGATTGGAGAGCTTCCAGAGGAGAAGGGTAGGCAGCAAGCTGGTAGTACTTATGAGGCTGTAATGAGGGAGAGAAAGAATGGGTAAGTTATCTCCTAGGGCTATGAAGCCTAATTTATTTCAGCGAAAGAGGGATGTAAAGCTTAATGGTTTCGTTGAGTTTTCTTATTTACTTCCTAAGCCTCCTGCGTATTACCGCATTAATGGTTGGGATAGCCATGTTAGTGAGCAGCGTTGGCGCATTCCCGATTGGGTGTTAAGCCAGGTTGACTATGACTCTTTGGAGTTGGATGCACAGATAGATTATTTAAAACAGGTTAATAGGTGTAGGACTGATGGATATTGGTTTTACAATCATGGGAATATTGAGTATTTAACGGGGGATCATTTCTTTTATTTAGCTTTTTGGAGGATAGATGGTATAGTTCCTTATTGGAAGGATTCTGATGCCACTTTTTTTTATATTGAAAAACATTGTGGGATACTGGATGATTGCTTGGGTTGGATGCAGATTACTAATCGTAGGGATGGAAAGACTGGGAAGGCTACTGCTACGTTGTATAACAACATCACTTTAAGCTATGATGCTTTTGGGGGTATTCAGAGTAAGACCAGTGCTGATGGAAAGATGATATTCAGGAAGTTGGTTAGGTCTTGGCAGAAGCTTCCTAATTATTTAAAGCCTACCGATTCTGGTGATAGCAATCCTAGTCAGAGTTTACGCTTCGAAGAGCCTGCCAAGCGTAGCACAAAGGGAGCTAGAAAAGTTTACAAGGATGTTTTGAATAGTGCTATAGATTATAAACCTTCTGTCGCTGAGGCTTATGATGGTAGTAAGCTTAGGTATTACTATGATGATGAGTATGGAAAAACTACGGAGGTAAATGTGAATGAGCGATGGCAGATTGTTAAGGAGTGTTTAGTACAGGGAAGAAATGTTGTGGGAAAGAGTTTACATACTACCACTGCTGAGGAGATGGAGGATAAGGGTGGTGCTGCTGCTAAGGAGATGTGGGATGACTCGGATTTAATTCATGCTAAGAAGGAGGGGAGGGATTTCACTATCTCTGGTTTGTTGAGGTGGTTTAAGCCTGCTACTTTGGGGCTAGAGGGATTTATAGATAGCTATGGATATAGTGTTGTTAAAGACCCTTCGAAGCCTGTTTTGGGTATTGATGGAAAGAAGATAGATATTGGTAGTGCTAATTATATTGATAGGCGTAGGAAGGGGATGACTGGTAGTAGGTTGGCTGGTGAGAAGCGTAAATATCCGTTGACTATCGATGAGGCTTTCATTGAGGAGGGTAAGTTAAGTCCTTTTGATATTATTAAGTTGAATGACCAGATATCTTATAATGGCACACTTAATAATAATATCATAACAGGAAACTTTATATGGATAGATAGAGAGAACAACGAGGTAGGATTCACCCCTACTGATACGGGAAGGTGGAATGTATTGTATATGCCTCCAGTAGATTTAAGGAATAAGACTGTTAATACTCCCAAGGGTAGGAAGCCTGGAAATATGCACTACTTCGTTTCTGGTTGTGATCCTTTCGACCATAAGGTTACTACTGATAATAAGAAGTCTAATGGTGCTAGTTATATTTTTAGGAAGCTAGACCCTTTCGACCAAGAGTATAGTGATACTTTCGTCTGTGAGTATGTGAATAGACCTGCCACTCCAGATATGTTTTATGAGGATATGTTAAAGCAGAGTATTTTTTATGGTTGTGAGTTGTTGTGTGAGAACAACAAGATAGGTTTAATAAATTGGTTTGATGCTCAAGGGTATTCTGGTTATTTAATGAGTAGACCAAATTCTTCACACACTCAGCATAGTAGGTCTAAGCAGAGGGAGAAGGGTATCCCTATGTCTGGGGAGGCTGTTCGTCAGAGGGCTATAGAGATTACTGAGGCTTACGTACATGAAAATACTGGTTATGATTATGAGACTGATAGCCATGGGAAAGTTTTCTTCAATGATTTATTAAAGTGTTGGGTAAAGTTCAACCCTCAGAAGTGGACAGATTACGATGAATTTGTTGGTGCTGCTTTATGTTTGTTTGCTAAAGATTCTAAGGAAAGAAATAGAAAAAAATCTACCAAAGATTTAGGATTAGATGTGGGAAGGTTTGTGAAATCTTATAGAAGAGGTAGGCGATTATAGGTAGTAAAAATATTTGATTAACTTAGTGTAAAATATTTTTTGTATAGAGAATGACTAATTCTAAGACTCCTAGTTTCCCAGATAAGTCTTTATCTCCCGAAGATAAGGCTAAAAAATCCTACGGATTACAATACGCAAAGGCTATCTATGGTAAATATAGGAGTTCAGAATATTCTGTTTATGATCGTATTTCTAGGTACGTAGAAAACAGGAAAGCTGCGGAAGGTCTTCAGAGTATAGATAAGTTTAAGGACTTACTAGATTTAAACGGAGACACTTCTTACTTAAATTTAGATTGGCAATCTGTTTCTGTTATTCCAAAGTTTGTAAATCTTGTTGTTGGTGAAATGATTAACCAGGAGTTTAAGGTTAAGGCTAATGCTATGGATGAATCTTCCATGAAAAAATTGGAGGAGGAGAAGAATAAGATATATGCTAATCTGTTGATGTCTGAGTTTTCTCAGAAGATGGAGTTGCAGACTGGTATTCCTATTACTGATAAATCCGTTCCTGTTCCGAAAGACTTAGAGGAGGCAGACGTATTGATAGAGACAACTTTAAAGCAAGCTGTAGAGATTGCTATGGAGACCTGTATAGAGTTCGTTATGAATGCTAATAACTTCAACGAAGAGATTAAGGAGAGGGTAATTAGGGATTTAGTAGTAATAAAGATAGCTTCTGTAAGGGAGTATTTCGATGAGAATAATGATGTTAAGATAGCCTATGTAGATCCTGCTAACTTGGTGTTGCCATATTCTAACGACCCTTATTTTAGGGATATAGAGTATGTAGGAGAGATTAAGAAGATGAACTTCCATGATTTAGTGGAGTTGGTTGGTGATGAAATGACTTACGAGCAGTATTTACATATTGCTAAGAAAGTTGGCAAAAAGAGTATTTCTAATCAAGGGTTAAAAGAGGAGAACGGTAGGTATTACGATTCTAATAGTTTTCGTTCTGATGATTTCTATGTAGAGGTTTTTAATTTTAATTTTAGGTCAAGCAATCACGATTTGACTTATGAGAAGAAATATATTAATAAGAGCAATTATTTCTTGAATAGGAAGAAGTCTGGTTATGAGCCTAAGAAATATAGTAAAAAGAAAAGAGAGGTAGTTAGAAAGAAGGTAGAAGTTTTCTACGAGGGGATGTATGTTATCGGTTCTGACTGCATATATAAGTATGGTCTACAAGAGAATATGAGTAGACCTAAAAATAGCAAGGGTGCTTATTCTTCTTCTGTAAAGAGTAGGTATAGCATTATTGCTCCTGGCATGTACGATATGAAGAATAAGTCTTTAGTAGAGGCTATGACTCCTTTCGATGACCAGATGATTTTATCTTATTTAAAACTTCAGCAGTCAATGATTAAGGCTAGACCATCAGGTTTAGCTATTGACGCTTCCAATTTGGAGGGAGTTTTAAAAGGTAGGGGAGAGAAATTCCTAGACCCAACGGAGATCGTAGAGATATTCGATCAGACGGGTAACTTATATTATCGTAGTGAAGACTCTGAATTTGGTGGTGTTACTAATCAGAAGCCAGTTCAAGAGTTAGCTAACGGACTCAGCGCAAGTGCGTTGTATTTTGTAGAGGTTTGGAATCATAACTTAAATATGATTCGAACAATTACAGGGTTGAATGAAGCTAGGGATGGTTCAACTCCTTCTTCTAAGGCATTGGTAGGTGTTCAGAAGATGGCTGTAAATATGAGTAGAAATTCTACTAGGTCATTGAACGAGGCTTATTTATGGGTGTTTAAGGATATGGCAGATAGCTTGTCTTTAATGATTCAGAATAAAGCTATTGCGGATGGTCTTAGAGGTTATGAATTAGCGTTAGGCAAGGAAGTAACCGATGTGGTTAACATCACAAAAGATTTAAGGCTTTCTTCTATGGGTATTGAGATAGAGGTTTTACCTAGCTCAGAAGATTTAGAGGAATTAACTTTATTAATAGAGAGGGCTATCACTGCTCAATCTATTGAGTTGGAGGATGCTATGGAGATAAAAGATATTGCTAAGGTAAATATCAAAAAGGCTACACAATTATTAAGAAAAAGAAGAAAAGAAAAAGAGGAGCAAGATATCGCTAAGAGCACCGCAGCTTCTCAGGCTAATGCTCAGTCTCAGATGCAGTCTCAACAGATGGCTTCTCAATCGGAGGCTCAGTTGCAGGCTCAGAAGCATCAGAATAAATTAGAAGAGTTACAGTTGGAGTATCAGTTGAAGATGCAGTTAGAGCAGATTAAGACTAAGACTCAAGGGATGGCTAAAGCGGAGATAGCTATGATAGATGGTGATGAAAAGCTCAAGCAAATAAAGGAAGCTAAAAAAAATGATTTAGATGACACTTCTATAGGAAATACTGTTAGAGAACCTAAAGTATTTAGGGGTATTGACAACACCGAAAAGTTGGATTAAATTTTTTATTATATATTTAACTTAAATTAAAACTAAAATGAGCATTTTTGAAAATTTTGTTAAATCTCAAGGAGGAGAGATTATAAAGGAGGGTGAGTCTTCTGTAGAATCGGTAAGATCAGGAGAGGTAGAAGAGACGAATTTAGAAGAAACGAATGTAGAGGATTCTTCTGTAGAGAACGAGAAAGTTCAATCAGAGGGTTCTGAAGCTGTTGAGAGCGAAGGTGACACACTTAGCTTCGAAGACACATTTAATGAGAAGTACGGTTCTATAGAGAACTTAGAAGATAAGATACGTTCTTTGACAGAAAAAGCAGAATCTCCACGATTAGAAGATGAATTTGAATCTGATAGTGTAGATATGCTAAAAAAAGTGTTATCTAGTGGTTTCGATTGGAATAAACTGAAGGAAATCGCAGAGATAAAGACGATAGATGTAGATGGATTATCAGGTCGCCAAGCATTATCTAAGATGTTAGAAATGAAGGAGGGCTTATCCAAGGCAGAGATTAACTTGAAGTTGAGAGATTACGACAGGTTGAAAGAAGAAGATGTAAGCCTAATGGATTCTGATGAGACTTTAGAACATGAAGCGAAGTTAGCTCAATACGAAAGACTTCAAAGAGAGGGTAGAGACTTTTTATCTGGAGTAAAAAATGACGATAAATACTCTTTACCAGATCTTAAGAAATCTGAAAACAATCAAGAGTTATTAGATAACCAAAAAAAAGAATACGAAGAATTAAAAAGCCTTTATGAGTCTGGCGTTGAAAGTTCAGTAAATGAGTTCGATGAAATTAGTATTGTCCTCGGAGAGGATGAGTTTAGTTTCGAGCTTAGTGATGAAATGAAACAAGAGGTTCAAGATGTAATGTTTAATATTAACGATTATCACAAAAATTTTGTCGGAGACAATGGAGTTGATTTCGGTGGTATGCAGACAGTTATTGCTAAAGGTTTATATTTTGATGAAGCGATGAAATCCTTATTAGAGTTAAATACTAATGAAGGTAAAGTAGAGGCGGTTAAGGATATCAACAATGTTGTCGATAAGTCCAAGGCTAAATCTTCTGCTACTGGAAATGATAGTATGTCTCAAATAATGGAAGGCTTCTTAAAAGGACAAGGATTAAAATAATTTTAAAAATTAAAGAAAATGGCTTTAGATTATACAGGAGGTAGTTTTGTAAGAAGAGGTGATTACAACTACGTTACTACAATGGATTTACATAAGCCTGAGTACGACTCAGAGCTTACAGAAGCGTTTGGAGACCAAATGCTAACAGGGATGTTACAAATGATTGGAGCAGAAAAAGGTGTTTCAGCATTAGAGTACAACCATTTCGAAGAAGAAAGAATTTACCCAAAGATTAAGGCAAGCGTAGTGGGTGCAGCAGCAGGAGCTACAGCTACTTTTACAGTAGATGCTGATGGTACTCTTTCTATTCCAGAAAACGCATCTCCATACGGAGGTACTCCTAATATTAGTACAAATATTACTGTACCAAGAAAGGGAGAGTTAATTTTAATTAAGCCTGCTTCAGGTGTTGCTTCGGCAGACTCTTACATAAGAGCTATCGTAGCTTCTGTTACTCCAGGTGCTCCTTCTACTTTTACAGCGACTCCATTGGATGCAACAGACACTATCCTTACTAACGCAGTTGCTCAAGAGATTGTTATTTATGGTAACGCTCATGGAGAAGGTTCTGTTCAACCAGCATCTAGACAGACAAGAGTTACTAAGAAGACTAATAACCTACAGATTTTCAAAGGAACTTACGAAGTAACTTCTACTGAAAGAGATATGCTTGCCTATATTGATTTCAAAGGTAAGGATGGAAAAATGGGTAAAATGTACTACTTAAAAGGTGAAGCTGATGAGTACAAGAATTTCATGTCTCAAAAGGAACTTAACCTTTTATTAGGAGAGAAGTTAGCTAACAACGGTGTTTCTGATGCTTATGTAGGGCTTGGTACTCCACTAGCTTTAACTCAAGGTTTGATTCCATCTATTTTAGCTGCTGGTAACGTTTCTTCTTATTCTTCTTCTACGGGATGGGATAAGCAAGATGCAGAGGCTTTGGTAAAAGTTTTGGATAAGCAAAAAGGTTCTAAGAATAACCTAATCGCTCCAGGTATTGATTTATCTATTCAGATAGATAACACTTTAGCTGATTACAAGAGTGGTGGTTCTATTACTTATGGTAACTATACTTTTAACGAAGATGCTAAAGCGAACTTCCAGTTCGATAAGTTTGCGATTTCTGACTATGTATTCTCTAAGAAGAAGTTTGATACTTTCAATGATCTTCAGTCTTTAGGTGCTGAGGGATACGGATTCTCAAACGAGGCTATGG